CCTTCGTAGTTTGAAGAAGCCCATTCGTCGGTTTTTGTTTTCAGTCGGCTTAGATTACCTTCTTCCTCAACCAGGAGTTCTGCAAATCTTTCGGTGTCGCTAATATTGCCCATTTCACCGCGTAACAGATAAACCGCCTGCTTGAACTTCAATGTGCTCAACCCAGCCGCTTCCATGTCTTCAACCATGTTTTTGAAAGCATTTTCATTTTGAGCGGAAGTTCCTAATTCGGACATCCATTTAGCAATACCTGAAATTGCCGGTTCAACCGTATCAAGCAGGTTCGCTTTTGAGGCATCCCCCAAATTCTTCATTCCGGCTTCCATAAGAGCGAAGCTGCCAACCGAGCTGTCCGCGACACTTCCAACTTTGCGTATTTGCTCTTCCGCCTGCTGTAAAAACGCTTCAGAAAAAGCCTCGCTTGCGCTCATGCCGCTTGCTTCTAACGCCTTCACTTTTTCGTCAAAGCCGGCAACACTCACACCCAAAGCATCAAAACGCATGGTAGTTTGGTTTGTCAATGTCAAGACAAGCTGATTCATGTTCATGTCGAGTTCACCTGCCACAGTCGCAAGTCTCAACACTTCTTCGTGAGAATCGGCTAAGCCCAGAGCCATTATTTGCCCTGCGCCCTCAATCAATTCCGCATCGCTTTTCAGCCCGGAAGTGGCCTCGCGCATGTCATTCAATAACAGGCTGGAAGTAGTGCCAATTGCCTCTGAAAGCGCGTCAAATTTGTCTCTGGCATAATCAAGCTCGGCAGCTTCTTTGGCTGATTCATAAACTTCGCCAATAGCAGCAGCAACACCGGCAACAGCGCCGGCAACAATCAGAGCCTTGCCCATCAAACCTTCGAGCTTGCCGCCAAAGCCTTCAACTGCGCCGCCGCCAGTTTCACTTTCGCTTTTTATGCCGGATATATCCTGCTTAACCTTATTCAGGTCGCCACTGGCTTTATTCAGCGCGCTAATTACTATTTTCAGATCAGCCATACTTCACTCTCAATTCATTTACCTGGCTTACGATGTTCCAAATATCCGTGTGCTCTTTTTTCCACTTTGCGCTTTCACCCGGCACGTTGCCTTTGCGCTCATATTCCCGGAACGCCCGGTATACATTGCCGACCTGTCTCAACTTGCGCAATAAGCCCGCCGGTTGCTCCATCACGCCGCCTGAGTAAGGCAAGGCGCGGTAGTTCTCGCAATTGACTGCGAGCTCAAGCAAGGCGGGCATGTCGGGTCGCTTTCCGTCCGCATAATCCGCCGCGTGGATTAGGATAAAGGGTCAATATTCATCGCCTCCGCAATGACCTTCGCTATACACTCTGCAAGCCAAACAATGTGAGCCGGCTTTGCGTTGTCTACGTCCTCGGGCGTCCACTTCGGTTCGGTCATAATATTGTGCTTTACCGCGCTTCTAACGCTATCCCCACGCCATACCGACAATGGCACTTCGAGGTCTTGCCTCATATCGCGGTGAAAGTCTTCAAGCATCTTTTGTGTAAGGTCAAGAACGACGCACTTGCCAAACTTTTCGTGTTCGAATTCCATGTTAGCCCTTAGACAGTCTGCAACTTAGATGTGGTCTGAATAGTCAGCCAGTTGGTCAGTTTCGGGTTGTAAACGCCGTCCAACACCAGATCGTAGGTCATCAAACCGTTCTTATCCTGGAATAGCTCAGGCGCTTGCATTGTGTGGCCTGCAAAGGTCAACACCATCTCACGCAAAGTCCCGGCAGAACCAACGGTGTATTTGATCCTGACTTGCTTTTCCAGAATTGTGTTGGCAGCCGCAAGCATGGCAATCAAATAATCATCAGTCGAATCGTTGAGTTCCAAACTGAGCTTCAATTGCCCGCTCCACTTGTTATCGTAGGATGCGGTCGGGGTGCATTCGCCCAGGAAATTGTGATACTCCCGGTTAGCATTGACGCTCAATTCCCAACTGAACGCGCTCGAAGCCAGCGGAGCGAAAGTGACGCCATCCCAAGTTTCAATCGCAACCGAAGCCATACAGCCGGTCATGCGCGTGCCGGTGGTCAAGTCAGGCAATGTAGCCAGCGTGCCAGCAACCACTTTGCCGCCCATCAATGACGCGCCCACACTCACACCGGAGTTGGCAGCGCCGCTAAGCGTCAGGCTCGTGACGCTTGCATCCTGCATCTGCCAGACTCCACCAGTCTGCCCGAATTGCAAGGTCGCAAAGTGTGGCGTGACTGCGGTTGTAAGCGGCGCGGCATAATCCCGAACATATGGATCAGCACCGGTCGGAGTTGCGTCCGTGCCGAAAAGCATTTCCAGCCAATAGTTCAATTCCTCAAAGTCGGTATCGCTCGTCTCAGCCGTTGCGCTGGATAAATAGCGGTCAAGCGTGGTCTGGTGTGTCGGAGCCATCGTGCCCCGTAATTGGTCAAGCGCGCGGGTTTCGAGTTCCGGCCGCAGCTTGAAGCTGGACACGTTCTGCAGCTTGCGGGTTGCCGTTCCGTTTGCCGTGCCGAAAGCACTCTGCCAGCCGAGTTGTAATACATTATGTGCATTAAGCATTTTTCACCTCATAATTTTCTAATTTGGCAAGTCCGGTTAGCATCCGCAATCTGCCTCTGGTTCGGTTGCCTTGATCTCAACCTTCACCTTCTCAAGTTTGTACATCTTTGCGCTGAGCGCGGCTTTCGTCAGCTCCTTCGGGAACTGTTTCCACTCGTCCGCGTCCAAATCGCGCGCTGGCAGTCCCACGAAGTAGCCATTTCCCTGATAAACGTAACAATCAGCCACTGACTACCTCCAATACTTGTAATAAACATAGCACGCCGGCATAAAAGCGCCCCGATCCTCGCGGCCACTCGTATTCACCCGGCGTAATAGACACGCTCTGCAAGGTTGTGTTTGAAGTCGGGCATTTTCCCCAAGTCCGCATCCCGTCCAGGTACTTGCCTGAGTACTCCACCAACTTCGGCGCAAACTCACGCAAACCCAGTCCTTGTTCGGACGGCTGCCAAAGCATCAAGTCGGTTATCTGCCAGTTGATCGACATAGCGGTTCCAATTGCAATGTGCATGCCCTCGCGCCCTTCACCCGGCATCGTTGCAACCGGCAGTAACAGCCGGCACGGCAGTTGCGCGGTAGTAATAGACTCTGGCAATTCGTCCAGATCGTAGGCATAAGGAATAACTCCACTTGCCATGCTAATAGACAAATCCGAGAGAGACGAATAAACATTTGTAATTGCGCTCATACTATCCGCCTCTTATACCGGTCTAATACCCGTGTCACATCCGCCGGCAAAGCGGACGGCATAATCGTTACCCCATCCCCTGTTATCATCGGGCGGTCAATGTCAGCGCTGGTGTCCTTCTGGCGATAAAGAAAAGCCGCGAGCCTGATACAGGCATGAACGATGTCAGCCGGAGCGGTCGCGCTATACCCCCACGTGCCAGCCACACTGATTTCGCTATCGCCGTCCGAGAAGTTCCACGATTGCGACTCGTCCAAACGGATAAGCCACTTCGGGCTGTCATTGCGGGGAAAGAGGCGATAATTGCCGCTCGCGACTTCCACCGCGTTGCCATTCGTGAGCTTGGTGACAGTCAGCAGGTCTTCGCCGTAAAGCATCAAATCCTGCCCGTCCGTGCAATTCTTGCCGAAGTATTTCGTGGCGGTGACGGCTGTGAATGTTCGTCCGGTATAAGCATCAATCAAGCCTTCCGCGCGCGTAATCAGATCGCCAAGCAGATTGTCGTCCACCACCGTTGATGTAATACCTAAATAGTCTTTCAACTGCACGGAAGTTGCGTATGCCATGTTACTTGACCGCCTTTACTTCCGCTTTGGCTTTGTTGCCCAATATCTTGATCGCCGGTTCGTCTTCAATCAGAGCGATATAGCGCGCCCTGAGAAAAGCATCAACCGATTCGTCAGGCAGCTCCGCAATTCCTGGCTCGAACTCAACCACTTTTCGGTCAACTTCAAACCGGAACGGTACAAGGATTTTCACTTTCATAGTTACTCCAATCAGGCGCGTAACAGGTAGAGCGTAACCACACCGCCCTTTGCGTTACCTGCATTCGCCACTTTCAAAGTCAATTTGTTTGACCTCACATAAAGCACTTTAGTTGGATCAACAACCTGAACAGTTGTCGCGCTGGTTACATCCGCGCCTTCACCGCTCAAAATATCGTATCCGTCTTCATCTTCAATAGTCACATCATAGGCGTTTGTCGGTGCAGTTGGAGCGTCGTCTGAAGCCAGAATTGCTCTGACAATCTTTCCGCAATACCAACCAGATGCGGTACTTTCAACCACGCCTAAATCAGTACACAGCCAATCCCACTCGATTTTCTGAATCGGGTACTCAATGCTATCTTGCGTTATCGTTACAACTTGTGGAGTTGCCATAAATACATCTCACTTTCGAGGGTCTTGGGGCGGAACTGAGTCCGCCCCTTCTTGACCCCCACAGATTTAGAGGATGATCGCCTGTGTTGCGGCGGTCTTCGGGAATGTGCCCGAACCTTCGTACAATACGGCAATTGCACCAACGGTCACATTGGCAACACCGCAAGCGGCAACTGCTTTCTGGAACGGTTTGGCAGGATTTACGGGCATGTCGATCGCATACACCTTACTTGCGCCGGTTGCAGCTTTGACCTGCGTCAAAGCCGCACCAGTTACATCGGTGGCACTTGACATGCCAGTAGCCGAATCTTCCTGCACCTTGTAATCAAAAGTGCCGTTTGCGGTCATTGCGCCAACATTGATAATGTGACAGACGCGGTCAAAACCGGTACAGTCAATCTCAGTTTCGGTCAGCGCTGCGTCCGAAGTCACAGGCGCAACCGATTGGACAATTTTTGTTCTTCCTAATAGGTTCATATCAGAGTCCTTTCAGGATTAAGAGTGCTGCAACAGGTATTTGAAGGCGAGGGTCTGAAGGACAGCACCACCGAAGCGCTGCTTGACGAACAAACCAACCTGTCCATTAGCCTGGTACAGATAGGGGTTACGGCTCAGTGTGACGCCCTCGCGCTCTGCGAATGCGTACATTGAGAAGTCACCAAAGACGACGGATTTTTGTCCGCTGGCGACGCCGCCCATGTCGGGAGCGATGTAAGCGGGATAACCCATGAAATCGCCACCAGCCGGAGTGTTGATGAATTGGAAGTTATTACCAGTCAACCCTTGCAGGTAGAACTTAGTCGCTCCCTTCATCAGGAAACCGGAGCTGGAATTGTGATAAGGTGATTCCACCGTTCCCATCGCCGAAATCAATTCGGCTGCGGTAATAGCAGTAGCAGCAGCGGTAGTGATACCGGAAGCAGTAGCGCCAGCCACGATGCCCTGAGGCATACCAGTGCCAGTACCGATTGAGCAGTAGTAGTTTTCGGCAGCGGCAGAAGCGCGCGCCACAACGGAAGCGATGTAGGCTTCCAAACCAACGGCGTCGCCATCCAACATTTCTTCCGAGACTTTGACCATCTTGGTGAACTTGTGGATAGTCAGCGCAACCTGCCCGAACACCGGCTCGTTTTCGTCGTAGGCGGCTTCTTCAGCGGTCACAACTAACTTGGTGCCAGCGGTGGCTTCGGTTGGGATGAGGATACGGTCATGATTAGTCACCAAGCGGGTCACGGGAGCGCGCCGAACAAACGACAATTCCTGTCGCTGCTCAACAATGCGATTATAGAAATCATCAGGCACAGCATAACCGCCTTCATTGTCGGTCTGCCCCTGCCAAGCGCCCTTGAGTTCCAGATCGTTGCCCTTGAAACCGCGAGGATTGTCGCCCTGCGCCCAAGCCAACATAGCTTTGATAAATGAGGGTGATTCCTTAGCCGATTTTACAGTGGGAACGCCCTTGACCTCGCCGGGTGCAGCCTTCAGCTCTTCCAGCAAGGATTTTTTCATGGACTCAAATTCTGCTTTGATGTCCACTTTAGGCTCTTCAGCCTTTACTTCTTCGACGATTTTCTCTTCGTCCATGTTTTCCTCCAAAATAGGTTGATTTGTTTTGATTGTTTCTTGCGATTCAACCAGCTCTTCAACCGCATCCACCGCTGATTCTTCAGCCTCCGGGATCGCCTCCGTGATTAGCTCGGCTTTCGCTTCGATTACGGCAAAGTCATTTGCCGGTTTTCGCCATTCATTTGTGTCAAATAATGCCAGTTCGCCAACAGGCCAAGTCGTGATAACTCCGCCGTCCGCTTTTCTAACCAGGTGATTCACCGCGCCGGAAGACGCTCGTAACTTTTCAACGCCCGCGTCTACCAGTCGTTTGGCAAGCGGCTCTTCCAAATCAAGCATCGGTTCAAACCAATGACCGCGTTCGTCTGCTCCGGTGTATTCAGCCCTGCCGATCAACGCCGGTTGCGCTTGCATCTTGCCCGGCTCGTCTGGCTCAAAGCCGTGATAGTAGGTCAAGTTGACAAAGTCACCCACCTTCAGCCAGATATCTGTGTCAGCTGAAAATGCCTCGCCGTCCAAGTCGCGCCCTTTCACCGGTCCACCGTAAGGCAAGCCCAGCACGCGCCAGTCCATTGGCTCGTATTCAACGTCGGCCTTCAGCCGCTTTTCAGCCGGCTCACTCCGCTCGATGATTGTGTTCGGCACTTGTATCTTGACCTGCAATTCCTTAGCCGCCTGTGTTTCCTTAGACATTTCTCAACTCCTCTTCAATTGCTTTCATAATGCGCTGTTTTATCTTTGGACCATAAACGTTCATTGCGCCCTTATCAGTAAGCCAACCGCTCCATTGGTGACGCTTGACTTGATCTTCCCATCCTTGTACCAGCGGTGCATATCCGAGATTGTTACCAATAGTTGCCGTCCACCCGCCTAAACTCGATGTCGCTGTCCAATGCTTGCGCAAGTCACCGCTCCGTCTGTAAGGCACGCTTATTTCGCCTGCCTTCATTTTGGCAAAGAACGCCCGCCTGACTTTCGGATTGCTCTTGATGAGCGGGTTAGGCGTGTAAGTCTTGCGCGGATAATGCTTCAGCTTGCCGGTAAGCATTACGCTTTCCTGGCTTATCGCTGCCTTCACCTTATTGAACTGCTGAACCGTAGTCAGCTTGGCGATCAATTGTTCTGCGCCTTCAACGTGAATGTCCATTATTTATTCACTTCCTTAGGCCACTCCCAAGCAACCCCGCACCTGCATCTCGGATGCGCTGGTGGAAATTGCCCGTCTGTGATAGGCTTCCCATTCTTTGGGCCACAAATAACACAAACCCTGTCATCGTTTGCGGTTAGCCAGATAGGAATCATCTCTTTACCAGTCTCTTTGACTAACTCTTGTACATAAGCGCGTTCGCCTTCAACCGCTGCCCGTGTCGTCTCGGTCACAGCTATCATCTCTGATCTAACTGCCCCAAATTGCGGTTCTAACCTTACGGCCAACTCTTTCGAGGTCAAGCCTTCTTCAAAGTAACCCGGTACGTTTTTCTGCAATAGTTTTTCAAGCGTGCGGTGGGTCGTGCCTTCCATGCCGGTTACCAGATCGTAAGCGTAGGAACGCGCCCAATCAGCCGCAATCATGTTGAATTGCGCCCAATCAGCACCAATCCCGACATAATCCATAAGTCCGAGTGCCTGCTGTGAAAAGGTGTCTACCAGAATAGGCTCAACGTCTTTGCGGATTTCCTTCCAGCCGTTTTGCCAATACTCGTAAGGCACTTTGCTCAATTCAGGCGGGTCGCCTAACAAGTCAAGCAACTTGTTCATTTCAGCACGCAAGTCTTTTGATATAACGCGTGCTAACCGGCGTTCCAGCTCGTCTCGGTTCAGAACGTCCACTATGGGTAACCTCGCCACTCAATAACTGAATCGAATATGCGCTTGACTTCTTCAGCCGTCTTTACGCCTTCCAATGCTCCACTAATCGCGCCGTGCAACGAAGGTTCAATAACGCTCGTATCAAATTCGCGCAACTCCTTGCCCTCTTTGACCCGCTTTTCTGCAAACTTCTGCCACTTGCGCAATTCGGCTTCCTGTGGATCAACCGGCAAGCGTTCGTCAATGCGGTTGTCTAACTGCTCTTGATGCGATTCCAGCATTGAAGCCTGCTCGTCTGTCAGCTCGTAGCCGGCCAGATTCAGCGCGACTTCCACCGGCAAGCCTGCGCTCACGAACTTATTCAGTAAGTCAGCACGGGCATTCTCGTCTTCCTGGAATAAGTCCATCTCGCTGAACTTGAACTCCAAGCGCAAACCGTCACGCGCTAATAGTTGCTCATTCAATGCGTCTGCGAATAAACGCGCTCGCGGTTTGATCGTGTCTTCGTAAAATGAGAGCCGGTCTTCCTGTGCCGTTGCATAGTTGGCCGCCTCTGAATCCAATAATGTCTGCTTAATGCCAAACGCCATTGAAATATTGTCTTTGGCTATCTCATTCAATTCCGGGAACGATAAGTCTTTCAACGGTGGAGTCAACGTGACCGGCGTGATAGAGCCAGCTCTTACGCCCAGCACCCGGAAGGCGTTTTTGATCGCCGTAGCCGAACGCCTAAACCAGTTTTGAATGCGCTCGATTTCGTTGCGGTCATTGGAGTCAATGCCCAGCAAAGTGACCGGCATGGCCCCACCCTCAAAGTACATCTCTGGAAACTTGCTTATCGCGTACAACAACTTTGCGTCAATGTTCGATGCTTTAGCCGCGCCGATGCCTGGACCCGTGTCTTGAGTCGGATCAAACTCTTTGATGTAAAGCATCTGGTACTTGCCCGCTTCAGGCTCATTGTGCCAGACCGCCCCGCTTGAGTTCTGCTTGAATTCGTACACGCCTTTGGTGTACTTGACATCCATGTCGAACGGATTACGGTACTTGATGTCTTTGCGGAAGCCTGACTTATTCGTGACAATCTCGCCGTAAGCCGCGCCTGCCAGAAGGTTAGACGCTTCCCATTGCCAAAGCAGGTTTCCGAGTTTCGTAGGATAAGGCCAGTCAACCTCGTTTTCTTCGCCTCGATAAATATTGACCGGCACGCTTGAGATAGCATCGCATCGCAATTGCACCGCCCGGAACAGTAGCGGAACGTATTTGTACAAAGTGGCAACGGAATCAGGCACGCCGTCCGATGTCAGGAGGTCTACCCAGCCGGGTACACTCGTTATTGTTTTTACAGAATCAGTCAACTTGACCTCCCTTAATCCATCCATAAGATAATCCCCCCATTGCTTACCCCGTGCCACGCAATAGCCAGGCTCATAACACAATCGTCATGCATTCCAGAAGGCGCGCTGTAAGAGAATGACCCGCTAGCATTGCGCTTTGCCTCAAAACTCAATAGCTCGCCTATTAATACAGGCTCGTCTAAGACCCGAATCAGCCCATTTTCAAAGGCGTTCTGTAAGTTTTGAATAACAGTCTGCTTTGTTGCTGAAGTCGTTGTAAATGGCACGATATTCAAGCCCCGCGTCACCAGCTCGTCAATAACCGGCCTGCCTATCGAGTTAGCCTCGACCACCATGCTTGTCAGTCCATAACGGCTATACACGCTCTCAAGACGGTCAATCAGCACCGGGTAATCCACGCGGTTGAACCTGTCCATGTAGACCATCTCTTTCGATTCAGCATCCAGCACGCTAACAACGGTAAAGTCCACACTCGCCGCCACGTCCACGCCGGCCACGTACTGTCTGCCTTCTTGCGGCTCTTGCGGGTCCAGAACAGCGGCCTCTTGCACGCGCCTAAAAACCAAGCCTTCAGCATCTACGAATTCGCCTAACCATTCCTGCCTATAAGTCAATTCGTTCACGCGTTCTTTAGCGCGTTCCGCTGCTTTTTGAATGCGTTTGTTAGGGTTCGCACTTGACGGAGCAGTCCATGACTTTTGATGAACGCCATCATTGATGCCGCGTTGATATTCCTGCCAGAACCAGTTACGCCCGCGAGGTGTGCTGATTAGAATCGCATCACCGTCCAGGTCTGCAAGCGTAGGTTGAATCGCGCTCGTCCATGCTGTCTCTGATATTCGCGCCGCTTCGTCCAAAATAACCAGGTTGAAACTTTCACCGCGCACGCTGTCTTCGTTATCCGCTGAATGGATCCCAAATACACCGCCGTTGATAAACTCGATTGTGCGTTCCGTTCTGTTCACGCTTGCCAGTTTTGCTTTGCGTAAAGGTGCAACTGCATTTTCAGCGAATCTCCAAAGAGCGCGTCCATTTTTGTAAGTAGGTACAATCCAAGCCACGCTTCCACCTTGTGAAGCTGTTGCAAGCGAAATTGCGCCACCCAATATGGTCTTACCCCACCGTCTCCCCATTGAAAGCACTTTCACTTTCGCTGGATGAGCCGCTATCTCCCATTGATCTGGGCGCAAGGTTGGTAATTGCAGATCGATAATCTACTCCCGTTATCCCAATCGAATTGATGTTTTCGCCATTCGTGGTTAAGTCCACCTTTTGTTGTGGCAATCCAACCAGATAGTCTGATAGCCATTTACGCGCTTGAGCATCGCCCTTTGTCGCCAGCCTAACCGCTGTTTTGACAATGCCAATCCAGTCTTCTTCAGAAACAGCAGAAACGGTCAAGTCGTAAAACTTGATCTCACGATCTTTTGGCATCCGTCCAGTAGGATTGCCAGAATGCCCTTTGATAAATCTGCCTTTTTCGTCTCGCTGTCTTGCCATTAACTACCTGCTATCAGGGCTACTCTTCCTCGTTAGCCATAACAATATGGACTAACTCTTTCAGCCAGCCCATCATCGTTTGAACTTGCGGTAAGCAGTATTCAGGCACATTCAGCACGATGTTGTACGTGCCATCCGCCATTGACTTCACCTGTCGCATCTCTGCTTCAAACTCGACTGCTACCGGCTCTGCCAGATCGCCCTCGTTTTCACCAATAACCGCGACCACGTCCACAAACACTCACGCCCACCGATGAAGTCAGTCACCATCGCCGTTGCCGTTCATAGCGTCAAGCCGTTCTGTCAACTCTTTCACCTGCTTTTCGAGCTCACGAATACGCCGGTCCTTGTTGTTGACCACCTTGCTCAATTTGTCCACTTGCGCCTGCAAATCAACATTTTCCTGCTGCAAATTCACGATCATTGCTTCCCTGTCTGATAATGCAGAACGCAAGCCTGACACTTGCGCCTCTAAGACATCCACCTTCGCCGCCAAATCATCCGCCCGCTTATTGAGAGCGTTCAGCCTCGTTTCGTATGCGGTCGATAGCGTTGCTACACAGTCAGCCTGGATCTTCTTGCGGTTAGCAAGCGCATTCACAATAGCCGCGCCTAAGCCGCCTCCGCCCAGCACCGCTGCTATGATTGCGACCCAGACGTTCTCGCTCATCCCGCACCCTGATTAGGGAATAGCTCCGCCACAGCCTTTTCAATAGCCGCGTCAACCAGGTTCAAGTCAACAAACAGTTTGTGCGCTTCAAGCCAGCGTTCGGCAATCTCAAGCGCATAAGCCTTCTTATCCGCAATCAAGTTAGCCGCTCCCGCCTGTTCTGCCGCTTGCACCGCAAACTCGGCGGCAAGCTCAATGTACTCCGTCACTGCCGGACTCAATAGCCTTGCGCGCGCCCAGAGTTCCTTTGCATAGCCCAGAATAAGGCTAACCAAAGCAACCGCAAGTGGCGGCAATATTGCGATCAATACCGCTTCTAATACTTTACTGATAACTGGCATCCAATCCATTCAAGCCTCCGAGTGTCTAATAATTACTCCGGTGAATAAAGCCCACCGGCAGGCTCATATGTTCAACTTTGGTCCGCTGGCTCTGCCGCGCGTAGTTGACTCTGTTTCAATGTAAACTAATTTCTGAACCATCAGCAATGTCTATCCCAAGATCAGAAAATGTGATTTCTTTTTGTTCTGCGTTTATATTTTGTCGTCTCTCACGCTCTATGTCTGAAACCATAAAGGCAAGCCACTCCGGCCATTTAGTGCGGTCAACTCCATATTCTTCTTGGCATTTACTGCACAAGTAAAATTGGCTTGTTATAACTTTTCCGCAAATACAGCGTTTAGTTTTCACAATAGTTCCTGTTAACTACAACAGGCTTATTGATACTTTTATGCAAGTTACCCAATATTCTGCATATTTTGCTCTGGCTGAATCCGAATATGTTTGCAATTTCAGTTTGCGTGTACCCTATCACCCACAGATACAGAACAGCCCGGTCGGTGTGACCGAGCTGTCTGATAGCTTCTTGTATTTCGATGCGCTTGTCTACGTTCTCGTGCGCTATAAAGTCGCTCAAGTTCATTCAGCCTCCAACCGTTCTTGGATAACAACCGCTATACTCGCAATCGCTATAAGTACAAAGAACGCCAGAACACCTAACAACCATGACCCTCTTTCAATCGCGAGGTGCACTATAAACGCTATCGGCAAAC